ATATTAGATGCAGGTTTAAACGTATTACAAGAATATACATTTAGACCTATTTCTGAATGTAGATACGAGCCAATACCTGTAGACTTTATAAATAAGTATGGTGCATGGCAAAGAGAATACTTTTTTAAAGCATCATTTGAAAGTTTTGAAACATCTGCAAATAAATATAATTTGATGTCTAATGAATATCCATATTATAATTTACCAGATGGTACTACAAGAGAATTTAATAAAAATGGTAGAACATCAATTAGATTAAATACAGGATTACGAGAAGAAGCATTTAATGAAGCGATTAAACAACTGATATTATCACAACGTATTTTAATTAACAATTTACCGTATACACCTAAATCAACAGGTGTAGAATTATTAAAAGACTTAAATACCAAAATACGAAATTATACCATAGAATTTGAACAAGCGTATGATATGATAAATAATGTGATCTAATGAAAAGAAGAATACAAATATATATAGAAGGTCAAAAGATAGAATTATTTCAAGATGAAAACATTAATGTTTCAAGTTCTGTACAAAATATTTCTGATATATCAAAAGTATATACCGATTTTTCACAAAGTTTTACAGTACCTGCATCAGAAATCAATAATCAAATATTTCAACATTTTTACAATACAGATTATGATGGTACAATTAACCATAACATCAGAAGGGATGCAGTAATAGAAATTGATTTAACTTTTTTTAGACGTGGTAAAATACAATTAGAAAAAGCACAAATAAAAAATGGTGTAGTTGATAATTATCAAATAACATTTTATGGTGATGTACGTACATTAAAAGATTTATTTGGTGATATTAAATTATCGCAATTAGATTATTCAGATTATCAATTTTTATACACAGGTGCAAATGTATTAGACAAAATTACGGATACTGCAGATATACCTGTTAGATTTCCATTAATCAGTTCTAAACGTGTATGGCAATATAACGAACCATCAACGCCATTAGATAATATTGATACATCTACAGGTGCAATTGTATATTCAGAATTATTTCCTGCAATAAAAAATAAAGCAATATTTGATGTAATAGAAAATACTTTTGGTGTTACATTCACAGGATTATTTTTAGATGATACAAGATTTACTAATAGTTTTTTATGGTTAAAAAATAAAGAAACATTTACAAATATAACAACAACACAAATAGTTGATATACAAACAATATCTGTAAATTCATTAAATTGTTTTGATATAGCAAATGATACTGTATCTGTAGTGTACGAACCAACGGCAACAAATGGTGTTCATAATATTTCATTAGATGTAATTGCTGCATCAAATTCAACACCATATACAATACAAGTTTATACAAATAACGTATTAACAAACACTATAAATAATTTGGGTTTATCATCTAATGTCATTGCACAATATGATAATGTAATAGGTTTAAATAATACATTGCAGTTTTTTGTTTATGCACAGAATACTGTTGATTTAACTTTTCAAATTAATTACAATTTAGATTTTATTTTAGTCAATGTACCTGTAGTTTATCAAAATATTGCATTATCAGGTGTACAAACATTTGTAAATGATTTGAATATATCTGCAAATATGCCAGATATAAAGATAGAAGATTATTTTGGTAATATCTTAAAAGAATTTAATCTAACCTGTTATGGTGTAGGTAATAACGAATGGCAAATAGATCCATTAGAAGATTGGTATAATAAAGGAATAACATATGATATAACACAATACACTACAACAGATTTTGATATTGCACGTGTACCATTATACAAGAAAATAAAGTTTTCCTATCAAGAATCACAAAGTTTTATGAATGATCAATTTTATAAAACATTTGGTAGGCATTATGGAAGTTTAGAATATGAATTCCCGTATGATGGTCAAGATTACACAATAGATAGTGCATTTGAAATATTGATGTTCAATAAGTTTACAGGAATAGATTTACAGGTCGGATATTCATTAACTAATGCACCTGATTTTAAACCCTATGTACCAAAACCTGTAGTACTTTATTTTGGTGGTATGCAAACTGCAGATTATTATTTTGATAGTGGTGCAGTAACATTAGAAAACACGTATGCATTATTTGGTCAAGATTTATTTTATAATAACACACAATATAGTTTAAATTGGGGACAAGAAGTTAGCACCTTTACATTAGGTACAGTAAACAATTCTTTATTCCAAATTTACTATTCTAATTATATCATTAACCTGTATAACGGAAAAAACAGATTAACAAGTGCTAAATGTATTTTACCATTAACTATTTTATCTAAACTAAAATTAAATGATAGGTTAATTATTCGTGATCGAAGATATATCATTAATGAAATGAAATTAGAGTTAACATCTGGTGAAGTTGATTTTACATTATTGAATGATTTTAGACCTATTAAAAGACGAATTACAAAACCTGTATTTCTTGCAAATGGTAATGGATTAAACCAATTATTAAAAGTTGCAGTAATCATTCCAAATGAATGTTATGAAGCAGAAATAGATATTACAGGTACAGGTATTGTTAGTGTATCACCATCAATTATAAATCAAGATACATTAGTTGAATTTGAGTTACCACCAAATTTAAATCAAGGTGATTTGATAGAAGATGAAAACGGAATTGATAATATCATGTTAGAAGATGGTGTAAATTATTTATCTACAGAATTTAACATTGCATCATATATAGCACCAATAGAATACAGATTTAATGATGGAAGTACAGAAATAGATGAAATAGTATTTATACAAGAAGTATGATAGGAAAAATAATAGAATTGTTAAAAATTACTAATTACTACGGAATATCAGAAAACGTAGAAATAGCAAAAGGAAAATACAAAATACCTAACACGGTAAAAGAAGTATTTGAACAAGCACGTAGGCAAAAACGAATGAAAAAAATTAAATAATGGCAAAAGATTACGAAATAAATTTAAAAGTAAATACAGGATCATCAGTAAATGATTTAAATGATTTAGAATCATCTTTATCTGGTATAAATGAAGAATTGATACCATTAACGTCACAAATGGGTGAAATAGAAGATAAATTGATGTTAATGGCATATGCAGGTGATACTACATCAGAAGAATTTAAAAAACTATCATTAGAAGTTGCAGGAATGCGTAAAACAATCCGTGAAACGGATGCAGGATTAGAAGCATTATCATTAACAACTGCACAAAAATTAGGTGGTGCATTAGGTGGTGTTACATCAGGATTTGAAACTGTACAGGGTGTAATGGGTGCATTTGGTGTAGAAAGTGAAGAAGTAGAAAAAGCATTATTAAAAGTACAATCTGCAATGGCAATTGCACAGGGTGTACAGGGTATAAAAGAAGCAATACCATCTATTAAAGCATTTGGATCCGGTGCAATTACTGCATTTAAAGGAATGACAACTGCAGGAAAAGCATTTGCATTAACAGGAATTGGATTAATAATTACTTTGTTAGCAGAAGCAGTTAGTGCAATGGATTTTTTTAGTGATTCTACAGAAGAAGCAGAAAAAAAACAAAAAGCATTAGAAAAACAATTAGCAGATACAACACAACAACTTGAATTACAAAAAGAAGCATCAGATGCATTAGCATCAATACAAACAGATAATTTAGATGCAGCATTAAATGCAGCTATTCGTGCAGGTGCATCTGAAAAAGAATTAGCGAGAATAAGAAAACAAGCATCACAAGATAGGATAGATCAATTAAAAACAGAAGAAGAAGTATTAAGAAAACAATATTTAGAAGCATCAAAAAATGCATCAACAGAAACTTATGAAGCAGTATTAAAAGCCTATAATGAATCAGTACGTGCAAGAAAAGACGCACAACAGGCATTAGATGATTTGACAACACAAGAAATACAAGCACAACGTGAAGCAGCGCAAGAAGCGGCAGAAGCAAGAAAAGATGCTATAAATGAATGGAAAGATGCGCAAAAAGCAGCATTAGAAGAAATAAATGCAGCAAATTATGAATATTTAAATAGTAAAAAATCTGCAGAAGAACAAGAAGTAATAGCGGCTAATGATAAATGGGATGAATTAATTGCCAATGCAAAAAAATACAAATTAGATAATACACAATTATTACTAAACAAAGAAGAAGAAGAAAAAGCAATTAGGAAAAAGTATGCAGATGAAGTAATTGCATTAGAAAAGGAAAAACAAGATGCATTAAATTTATTAATAAAACAAGCTGCAGATGAAAATTTGCAAGCACGTGAAGATTTTGATGCATTATTATATGAAGCAACTACATCTGCACAACAACAGGAATTAGATTTAATAGGCGAAAAGTATTTTTATCTTATTGAAATGGCAAAACAATATGGTTTAGATACTACACAATTGGAAGCAGATAGATTAACAAAAGAAGCAGAAATAAATGCAAAGTATTCAGAAGAAAAAAAGGCTGCAAATCAACAAATATTAGATGATCAAAAAGCAGCAATACAAGCGGAAAATGAATTAAGAATACAAGCAGCAACAGATACATTTACAACATTAGGAGATTTAACAACATTATTTGCAGGTAAAAGTGAAAAAGCACAAAAACGAGCATTTGAAGTACAAAAAGCAGTATCAATAGCACAAGCAGTAATAGATACATATAAAGCTGCCAATGTCGCATTAGCATCTTCACCACCGCCATTTAATTATATTGCAATGGCAGCGGCAATTACTACAGGATTAGTAAATGTTAAAACTATCATGGCACAAAAATTTGAAGGTGCAGGTACATCAGGTGGTGGTACAACATCACCATCATCTGCAGGTGGTGGTACTACAAATGTAATGACACCAAATTTTAATGTAGTAGGTAATTCTGGCATTAATCAATTGGCACAGGTAGCAGGTCAACCAATACAGGCTTATGTTGTATCAGGTCAAATTACAACTGCACAAAGTTTAGATAGAAATAAAATAGAAAATGCAACATTATAAATCTGTAAAGTTTAATCAATATGGAAGTAATAGAAATGATCATTAACGACAAATCAGAACATCAAGGTGTTTACGCAATGTCGGTAGTAGAAAATCCTGCAATAGAGGAAAATTGGATTGCCTTAAATAAAGAATTTGTTGAATTAAAATCTATTGATGATGAAAAACGAATTCTGATGGGTGCTGCATTAATACCTAACAAACAAATATTAAGAAGGGATAAAGAACGTGGTGAATTCATGATTTATTTTAGTGCAGAAACAATACGTAAAACTGCAGAATTGTTTTTAAAACGTGCAAACCAGAATAACGCAACTATAGAACATCAACACCCAATAGATGGAATGTCTGTAGTAGAAAGTTGGATAATAGAAGATACCAAATTAGACAAGTCAAGAATATACGGATTTGATGTACCTGTTGGTACGTGGATGATTTCCATGAAAGTTGATAATGATGCAATATGGAAAAAAGTAAAAGATGGTGAAATCAAAGGTTTTTCTATAGAAGGTATTTACGAAACTAACAACGTTGAATTTAAAGCTGATGCAGAAAACCGTGAATTACTTGAAAAGATTAAACAACTAATAAGCGAAATATGAGCAGAATAGAAGAAAGAAATGTAGTTAATACATCATTTGGTGTTAATGTAGAATTTGTAGATGATTTAACACAAGTAAAACCAGAATTAGGCGCATTGGTAATGTACAGAGGTGTATTGCATTATGCAGATGGTACTGCATGGTACAGGTTAACAGGTGAAGTTATACGATGAGTAGAAATTTAAGAAATAGCCAATACATTACACAGGTACAAAAAGAAAGTACATTAGTCGGTCTTGTTCCTGAAGATGGTGCATTAGTAATGATAAATGATACTATTTTTTATGGTGATGGTCAAAATTGGATAGAATTTAGTGCAGCAGAAAATGGTGTTGTTAAATGGGTACGTTATGATGATACAGAACATACATCAGGTACACCACAAGATTTTACATCTTTTCCTTTTTATTTAGATAATAATGCAGGTGTAGAATATAATCCTTATGCATTAAATCTATATGATGGAAATACAAATACATGGACATTAACAGAGGGATCAAGTTATATTTTGACTGTTGCATTTAAAGCGAAAATAGAAAATGCAAATGGATATATGGAAGTATATTTAGAATGTCCAACAGATTCTGATTATCGACAAGTAGCAGATTTTATTGTATTTCCAAAAGGTAATAATGTAGAACATCACTATAGTAAAGTATTACAATTTTATGCAAATACGAATGTAGCTAATGATGGATTAAAAATAGTAATTGATGCATCACATTCTGGTAGTGTATATGAATGCAAATATTTTATACAAAAATTAAATTAAATAAATTATGAAAAATTTAAACAACATTCTATCTAAAATAGAAAAGATAGAATTAGCAGAAGTAAATGTAGAATTAGCAAGTACATTTAATCAGGCAGTTGATAGATATAAATTTTTAGAAAAAACTATTGCAGAATATACATCAAAATATAACGATATGAAAAGATGGGTGCAAGGTAGTAAATCTGGCGTTGATGAAAATTTAAAAGATTTAACAAGAATACAAACATCATTAAAAGAATTGGGATTTGATACAGATGCAAATGAATTGACTAAATATATTAATTCTGATACATTTAAAGATTTTACAACATTATATAATGCTATAAAATAATGAAAAGCAGTAAAACATCACCACGTGGTGGTAAAAGAGCCTGTTTATGCAAAGAAGGTAACTATTCACTAAAATGTTGTCAAGGTGAATTAATTAATCAAGGTATCGGAGCATTGCAAGGTGGACATGAAGTAAATAAAACACAAGTTATAATAACACGTAATATTCAAAACCCATAATAAAATGAAAAAAGAAATATTAGAAAAAATGTATGCAGGTGCTACAAATGTTAAATTATCAGAAGTATCTGTAGAATTAACTGCATTAGAAGAAATTAGAGCAGCAGAAGCAGAACCAAATGCTTTCATGGATAAAGCAATATCATTAAAAGCACAGGCTAAAGAAAATTTTATACAAGCACAAGCTAAATATAAATTAATTGTTGATTTATGTGATAAATATTTACCTATGGCAAAAGAAATAGGTGACGAAAATACAGTTAAAATATTTAATAATAAAAAGAAAATGGCTAATGATATGTTTAAAGCATTAAAAATAGACATTGATAAATTAAAGTAAATATAATCTATAAAAATGCAACAATAAAAACAATATAAGTTATTAAGTTATGAATAAAAATGTAATTACTAAAATGTATGCAGGATCTGATAAAGTAGAATTATCAGAAGTATCTGTAGAATTGGCATTAGTAGATGATTTAAAAAAAATATCAGATGTTGCATTAAAATCAATAGATTCATTTTTATCTGCTTATAAAATAATTGATGCACAAAAAACAAAAGCAATTGCAGATGGTGAATCATATTATAAAAATGCAGCGCAAATAGAAAAATCATTGCAAGAATTCGAAGTAAAAGCAAAAGAATTAGGTATTAATGCAAATGATAATAAAGATTATAAATCTGCAAAAGATTTATTAGTACGATATGATATACAAGCAGTATTTGATCGTGTTGATTCATTAAGAAAACTTAAATAATAAATAAATGAAAACAAACGAAGTTATTAAACAAATAAAAACTTTATTAGGTATCGAAGTAAAGTTAGCGCAAATGATGTTAGTGGATGGTGTAACTGTATTAGAAGCAGATTCATTTGAAGCAGGTAAAGAAGTATTTATTGTAACACCTGATGGTAACGTACCATTACCTGTTGGTGATTACGAATTAGAAAATGGTCAAATTTTGGTAGTAGCAGAAGAAGGTATTATTGCAGAAATTAAAGAAATGCCATCAGAAGCAGAAGAAGAAATGCCAGAAGAAGAAGCACCTGCACCTGTTGAAGAAGCAGAAATGACACAAGCACAACCAAAAAAGACTATTGAATCTATAATTAAAGAAACTTTATTTTCAGAAGTTGAAAAAATTAAAGCAGAAAACGAATCACTAAAAGCAGAATTATCTGCATTAAAGTTAGAGTTGAATTCAGAACCTGCAGTAAAACCAATTTCGTACAATCCTGAAAACGAAGTGAAAAAAGATATTGTAAAAATTTCCGCAAATAAAGGGGTTTCTGCAGTAGATCGCGTATTAACTAAAATGTATTAATTAAAAATCAAAAACAAATAATAATGGCAACAACATTAGACATTACAACAACTTATGCAGGTGAATCCGCAGGTAAATATATCGGTGCTGCATTGCTTAGTGCAAACACAATTGAAAATGGAGGTGTTACGGTAATACCTAACATCAAGTTTAGACAAACAATGAAGAAATTTGATTCAAATTCATTGATTGCAGATGCTACATGTGATTTTACTGCAACAGGTGAAGTTACATTAACAGAACGTGTATTAGAACCGAAAGAATTACAAGTAAACGCATTGCTTTGTAAAAAAGATTTCCGTTCTGATTGGGATGCGGTATCTATGGGTTATTCTGTATATGATACACTACCTAAATCATTTCAAGATTTCTTAATTGCAAGAATGTTAGGACAAGTTGCAGAAGCATCTGAAAATTCACTATGGAATGGTACAAATGCAACTGCAGGTGAATTTGGTGGATTGTTTACATTAGCATTAGCACAAGCAGGTGTAGGTATTCCTGCAGGTCAATCAATCACAGGTACTACTATTGATGCAACAAATGTAATTGATGAATTAGGGAAAGTAGTTGATGCATTGCCATCAAGATTGTACGGAAATGCTAATTTGAAAGTATATATACCACAAAATGTTGCAAGAGCATACGTTCGTGCATTGGGTGGATTTGGATCAGGTGGTTATGGTGCTGCAGGAACAAATGCACAAGGTACACAATGGTACGGAATGGGATCAGGTCTATCTTTTGATGGTGTATCTTTGTTTACTGCAAATGGTCTACAAAACAATCAAATTTTAGCAACTACATCTGATAATCTTTTCTTTGGTACAGGTGTATTGAATGATTCTAATGAAGTGAAATTGATTGACATGGCAATGATCGATGGAAGCCAAAATGTACGTTTTGTGATGCGATATACTGCAGGAACACAAATTGGTATTCTTGAAGATTGTGTTGTTTACGATCCATCTATCTAATATATCCAAATACGAGGGGATGTAAAAATCCCCTTTTTTAAATAACTAATAAAATATTATAAAATGGCTTGTGAAATTTCAAATGGTAGATTAGAAGCATGTAAAGATTCTGTATCTGGTATTGATGCAATCTATTTTATCAATTATGGTATTAACTATCCTGATGATGTAACATTTAGTGCAACACCAGGTGAAGAAGATGTTATTACTGCAGTTGCTAACGTAGATGATCTTTACAAATACGAATTAAAAGGTGCAAATAGTTTTGATCAGACTATACAAACATCACGTGATAATGGTACAACTTACTTTGAACAAGTAGTAGTAGCACAATTAAAGAGACACGATATTGCAACACATAAAACAGTTAAATTATTGGCTTATGGACGTCCGCACATCGTAGTTAGAACACGTAACCTACAATTCTTTTTAGTAGGTCTTGAAAGAGGTGCAGATGTAACTGCAGGTACTATATCTACAGGAACTGCATTAGGTGATTTTGCAGGATATAATTTAACATTTACTGCAATGGAAAATATCCCTGCACCATTTTTAGATTGTGATAATGAAACTGATTTGGCAACACTATTTGGTGGTGCAACAATTCACACTACATAAGAACCTGTTTTCCACATATCTATATAAAAGAGGGGTTGATTAATTTCAATCCCTTTTTTAATTCAAAACAAATCAATCTTAAATAGTTATTATATTATGATTACAGTAACACCAGATGCAGGTTTTAAATCTATTATAATAATTCCAACAACAGAATTATCTATAGAAACATGTATTATTCGTGATGATCAATCTAATGTAGAAGAAGAATTAATTATTGATGATGTAATAGTTGGTGAATATTATACAACTATAGTAATTGATTTTCCTGAATTAATAGAAAACCATATTTACGATTTTTCAATACTAAATGATTTATACCAATGGGTATATCATGATAGATTATTAGCAACATCACAAAATGCACCTGAATTTAGTTTAAATAAAGATCCGCAAAAATATAAAAGCAATATTACCACAAACGAGTTTATAACTTATGGATAATAAAGAAAATAAAAAAGTACGAATGGTGCAATTAGCAGCCTATGAAACACCACAAGTACAGGAAAACAACAGGCAGGAATGGGTAGAATATGGAAGTGATAATAATTTTTTCCAATATTTGATTGATAGATATACCTATTCACCATCTAACAACGCAATTATAAACAATATTGTTAAATTGATATATGGTAAAGGTTTAAATGCATTGGATGCATCATCAAAACCAAATGCTTATGCAATGATGCGAAATCTATTCAGTAAAGAATGTACAAAAAAACAGATTACTGATGCAAAGATGTTAGGTCAATTTGCAATACAAATAATCTATTCTAAGGATCGCAAATCAATCGCAAATACCTATCATATACCTGTGCATTTATTACGTGCTGAAAAGTGCAATAAAGATGGAATAATCGAAGCATATTATTATAGTGATAATTGGGATGATGTAAAGAAATTTCCACCTAAAAGAATTCCTGCATTTGGAATGTCAAATGAACCAATAGAAATACTTTATACACAACCGTATACTGTTGGTATGAAATATTATGCTTATGTTGATTATCAAGGTGCATTACCTTATTGTGTTTTGGAGCAAGAAATATCTGATTATCTAATTAATGAAGTTCAGAATGGGTTTTCAGGTACGAAAGTTATAAATTTCAATAATGGGATTCCATCTGATGAAGAAATGGATGAAACAGAAGCAAAAGTTAAAAATACATTAACAGGATCACGTGGAAAACGTGTAATAGTTTCTTTTAATCATTCAGAAGCAGAACGTACAACAGTTGATGATATACCATTAAATGATGCACCACAACATTATGAATATCTATCAGAAGAATGTATGCGTAAAATCATGTTAGGACATCAGGTAACATCACCATTAATATTTGGTATTGCTACATCTACAGGATTTTCAAGTAATGCAGATGAATTACAAAATTCGTTTATTCTTTATTATAACATGGTGATTGTACCATATCAGGAAATGATATTAGATGCATATGATAAAATATTAGCATTTAATGGTGTTTCTTTAAAATTGTATTTTGAGACTTTAAAACCATTAGAATTTAGTGATCCATCTGGAAAAACAATGGAAGTACAACAAAATCTATCTTCTGTTGATGATGTTGCAGATTTACTTATTGCACAAGGTGAAGATGTACCTGATAATTGGATATTAATAGATGAATATGTAGTAGATTATGAAGGTGATGATGTAGAAAACGAATCTATTGAAAAACTAAACACCAATAAAAAATCTTTACTTTCAAAATTAGTGGAATTAGTTTCTACAGGATCTGCAAGACCTAATAGTAAAAGTGAACAAGATGAAAATATAGATGGTATTAAATATATTACCAGATATGTTTACGCAGGTGAAACAACATCTAAATCAAGAGAATTCTGTAAAAAAATGATTAACGCAAACAAGATTTACAGAAAAGAAGATATAGTACAGATGGGATCACAAGTAGTAAATAAAGGATGGGGTGCAAGGGGTGCAGATACTTATGATATTTGGAAATATAAAGGAGGTGGCGATTGTCATCACAGATGGAATAAAAGAGTATATGCATCATTTGATGAAACAGTAGGTATTGATGTTTATTCACCAAAAGCCCGTCAAGTTGCAGTACGAAAAGCGGAAAAATTAGGATATGTAGTTAAAAATGATCCATTAGTATCTACATTGCCAAAAGATATGCCGTACAACGGATTTTTACCAACAAATAAAAGATTTAAAAAATAATGGAAGCATTATTAATAACACGTGATGATATTGTACGTTTTACTTTTTTAGGTGGTAACGTAGATACAGATAAATTTATTCAGTTCTGTAAAATAGCACAGGATATTCATATACAAGGGTATTTAGGTACAAAGTTGTTAGATAAAATCAAAGATGACATTCTAAATGATACATTAGCAGATCCCTATTTAACATTGGTAACTAAATTTGTAAAACCTATGCTTATTCATTGGGCATTATTAGAATATTTACCATTTAGTGCATATACATTAGGCAATAAAGGAATGTATAAACATTCATCTGAAAATGCGGAAAATGTAGATAAAACAGAAGTTAACTATTTAGTAGAAAAACAACGTGATATAGCGCAACATTATACACAGCGTTTTTTAGATCACATGTGTATTTATTCTGCAGATTATCCTGAATATAATACTACATCTAATGATGATATGCACCCTAATAAACAAAACTATTTTAAAGGTTGGTATTTATGAAGTTAAAATTATATAAGCCAAAAAAAGAAAACATTATAAAATTAGAATTGTATTTAAAAAAATTAAAAGATGGCAAATGTAAAAATTAGTGATTTAACACCTACAACTACACTACAAAGTACAGATTTACTAATTATATCATCAGACAATGGTGCAGGATATGATACCAGAAGTATTACTGCATCAATGTTAGAAAGTGCAGGTAAAAAAAAATTTATTTGTACATTATCACAAGCAGGTACATCTGCACCAAATATTAGA